AAAAATTCTCCTACGCTGCTACATCAGTATAACTTGTATTTGATCCAGTTGCAACATCCGAATATGTGTCGTTCGAACCTGTTGAAACATTACTATAAGACGTATTTGAGCCAGTGTCAACATCGCCATAAGCAAAGATATCGACAGCTCCAATGTTAAATGATGCTGATAATCCAGTCAATCCAATGGTCATATCATTGATAGAAAGAGAGCCAACACTAGCACTAAAAGATTGACCGGTTAATCCTAGACCCTCTTCTATAGTTAAAGAACCAACACTAGATGTCATGCTCAAACTTGACGGTTGAGCTACGGCACTACCTAATCCTATAATAGTTCCTTGACTAAATGTTGCTTCTACACCTGAAAGCTGAACTACATCATTTGGTATAACTACGGTTCCAATACTAGCACTAAAAGATACACCTGTTAGAGAAGCCTCAGTTGTTGAGGTTGCAGCTGCGGTTCCTTGGGTTGAAGTTATAGATAGACCAGAAAGAATTGCTGTTTCATTCGGTGCTTTTGCAGTTCCTTGACTTGCAGTAAATTCTTGACCTGTTAGACCAATTGTTAAATCGTTAACAGTTAAAGAACCAACAGAAGATGTTGCTTGTTGGCCAGTTAATCCAACTTGCATATCAACCACGGATACTGAACCTATTGAGAACGTAGCTGATAAACTAGTATCTATTGATACAGGAACAAAAGCTTCACCTTGTGAAGTTGTAATTTCAAAACTTGTAGGTGTAATTATTTGATCAGGTATGTCAACTGAACCAATACTAGATGTAATAGATAAACCAGTTGGAAATATAGTTATATCTTTAAGTTCACCCCACTCACCATCATTCCAGGCTTGTGCACCCCAACCTGTTTTAAGAGTTGTGCTTTCGCTCCAATATGCTTGACCCCAGGTGAACCTGCCCCATCCTGAAGATACCGACATGGTCGGCCTCCTATGCTAATCTAATGATTGCTGCTGTAGCGTCGTTTGTAGGAAATTCTATTTTAAAAGTTCCGTTACTAGCTGTTTTATCACCACCAAATGCAATTGCACAAACAGCATCGGTTGTGCTTGAGCCACCGTTTGTTGTTGTGTTATAAATTAATGCAGCGTTTGCAGTAAAAGAAGCTGATGAATAAGTTACATCACTAAAATCTGTAAATGCAGTTGTGCCTGTTAAACCAACTCCAGTATTAGTTAAGGTTGCACCACCCGCTGTATATGCAGTTCCTGATGTATTTGTAATTTCTTCTGATGTTGAATAATCTGTCGTAGAAGCACCTAAAGTTGCATCACTATCAAATAACGCAATCTTAAAAGTGTGACCACCTGAAGATTCAAAACTGTGTTTACCTTGTAAAAGTTCTTGTTTAAAACTTGAACATATTGCGCTTGTATTTGCCATATTTTATCTCCTACGGGTTTGCTGAGTTTATTGGTATACGAACAGTGCCATCAGTGTAGTCATCTCTTCGTCTTCTACCAACTTGCTCGTTAGCAAACTTCTGTACTTCTTGTTTATATTTATTTTCGTATAAAGTCAACATATCTATAGGGCCTTTTAAATAACCGTATGCCTCTGATAGACAGCAATATAGTAGCCCATTTGAAAAATTCATACTAATATAATTAACATTATCACCCTCTAAAAGATCTGGCATTTTATTGAAATGCACTCTAAATCTATAAGTTGTGTTAGGAACTGGAGCAAAAGCTATACGTCCTGATGTCGTATCAGATTCTCCTGTGCCTCCACCAAACATAGCATAGTATTTAGGTTGACCTTGAGCTGCCGATGTCCCTGTTACATCTTGATATTCTTGTAAGTATGTATAGTCTTTTTTCTCTAGCCATCTGTTAGCTCCTGTGGTCTCTGACCCTGCGGTATCGTAAACTTGTATACCTCTTATAAATAATGATCCTGCTGGAGCATTGATTGATTCTTGTCCAGCAACTAAATTACCTAGTTGTTGTTTTCTATCTGCATCAATAGGAACATCTCTAAAAATTCTATACTGTGCGTTTAAAATAATATTTTCTAAAACAGCATCTGTTAAAACATTTGAATCTGTTTCCGTATAACTTCTAATCTGTGTTTTTAATCCTGATGCACTTAATCCAGCCATTATTTAACTCCTACTATTTCTAAACATCTTGGACAACTTTTTTTAAATCTTAAATGACCAGAACAATGTAATCTACTATCTTCTTTGTGCACAGGAATTTCTGGTTCTGGCACATGTAACATTAATTCTTCATGTGGATCCATTTCTTCTGGACATGCACATTGTTTAATTCCTAATAATTTACAAATAAAATTTTTTATTTTTTTAATCATGGTGTTATGGTAACCGGTCCTGCAGACACAGTTGGTCCTCCTCGTTCTTCTGTTATACTAGGAGTTGCACCTAGTGTAAATGTATATTTATCTGTTGTTGTCACTGTTATACTAAAACCTGAAGAATTTTCATAGGTTGTAAAAGCTACGCCTCCAGGACTACCTTGAACGTTTCTAAATCTTACTGTGTCTCCTGAAGTTCTTCCATGATTTTTTTCTGTGACTGTAACAGTTTGTGAGCTAGCAGTTGTAGAAAAAGGATCATTACCTAACATTGCAGCGACTGCCGGTTCTATTCTATCTGGTCTAACATTACGTAAAGATATTGCATCACCATTCATAGGTTTTGGTTCTAATTGTGGTTGCTTTGGTTCAAACTCAGATACATGCACAAATGCTCCGTTCCATTCTCTAACCATTTCTCTATATGGAAATTCCATACCAGATCTATCTGATATTGCTTTTGCTCTTTTACCTGTTGCGTACTTTGCCATTAATCTAAATAACCTTTCAAGTAACTTAAATCTCTAGGTATTTTTTTCTTTTTTAAACCAATAAATCCTTTTTTCTTCATATCTTTTTTTGCTATAGCAATACCTTTTCTAACAGCAGGATCTTTCTCCATATGACCTTTGGTTTTTTTACCTGTTCCTTTTAAGGGTTTTATAATAGCACCCATTCCTTTTGTAATTATTGTCATTATGTTCCTGGATAATAAGCTTTAGGCGTAATGTATGTGCTTGAAGCTGATCCATCCTCCGCTAATGCTCTTGCTAATTCATCTTCATAAGCTAGTTTCATAGCTTGCATAAGTTGTGGTTGATACTTTTGCGATAAATAATATGCTAATCCTGATATCATACATGGTACAAATCTAAATGGCACATCTGTTGCATTTGTATAATCACCAACATCTTGAATTCTTTTTATGTAATATATGTGCATGTCTTTAGATGCATTTGAAGAATCTGGTGTTGGGTAAACATGTATTCTAACTTTATCTATAAATCTTTCTACCCAATATTGATTAGGTGTGCCTTTAGATAATTTGTTAGAAAAACCTGCGTAAGTAGACCTATCTACTTTTGTCATTGGTGAATCTGATTGTGTTGTTTGTGTTCTGTTTGATCTTAACTGTGCTTCAAGAACATCAGATATTCCATAAACGTTTGCTGGTGTAGAAACAGCACTTGTCCCATCATCGCTTGATCTAAAAAAATCATAGTCTGATTGTCCTTCAATTAAATCAATGTTAAGATCTGCTATTTCCCAATAGTGAATACCTCTATTACCCCATTCTTGAAATAAAATATTAAGAGATCTTCTTGCAGACTTAAGTTGATAACCTGCAACATTTTGTAATCCAAGACGTTCGAATGCATCTTCTACTATTTCATCAATAGCAAAAGTTTTATCGAATGTCGTTGTTCCCGAAGTAGTATTAGCCATTTAAACTCCTACGATTCGTAAACTTTAATCCATTCACAAACAATTGTTCCTGTATCTCCATCCGTGCAAGCTGGTAAAACAACATTTACATCACCAGTGAATCCACTAGCTTCTGTGTTTTTTAATCCACCAAAACTAGAATAATCATATTCCATTTCACCTGCTAAAGTTTGAAATACAACATCTGATGTTGCATCCCATTGCATTCTGATTGCATCAGCTGGTGCTGTTACAGAAACGTTAAAACTAACTTTGTTAAGTCTTACAGTTTTGCAAGTTTTACCATTATTTGATGCTAATGTAGAAACATCAACTATTTTAGTTGTGCTTCCAGCACTATCAGAAACTACGTTGTAGTGAGTGATAAGTTTTTTTGCTCCGTCAAATACAGTTGTATTTAATACTGTGTCTGCCATGTTTCCTCCTTTTAAAGAGCGCCTGCATCACCAGGCGCTCCGAGTTTATTTATTAGAGTTCAGTATTAGCTGTTCTCTCTTTTCCTGCTGAAATGTAATCCATAGTCATTACTTTTGCAGCAGCTGCACCGTTTTGAATTGCAAATGTCACAGCCAACTCTTCGTCGTCTGGAGCATTTGTATTCACGCCAGTTCCAACTTTTACATTATCTTTATACACGTGAAACTTTCTGTCTTTTGGATCATAATAAAATCCTAAAGTCATAAAAGTATCATCAGCTGCAGTTCCACAAGAAACAGTTGTTTCTGTGCTGTCTTTTTCTATGAC